GACTTATTGCATCATCAAAAAGGGGGGATTGTATGACCGATGACCTATTCGATGATAAAACCGAACCGCAGAGCCACCCGAATAAAAAAACGTGTCTCGCGTGTCGGGCCAAGGTGCGGGTCGGGGTGTGGGTGTGCGGATTGTGTCAACTTGACCTGGCCTCGACGCTGGCCCGGATGGACCGCGAGGTATTGGGGCTCGAGGCGGGATGGCGGGCCCTGCTCGCCGGGTCCGATGACGACACCCAGGCCCGATTCGTGGCACTGATGGCGGCGGCGTCCGAAGCGTACGGACCTGGGGAAAACCGATACCGGGCATCGATGATACTGCGATTTAAAAAGCGGGTCGGCGTGACGATCATCCGCGGCGACGACCTGTCCAGGGTAGCCGCGATGTGGTCGACCTGGAATGACCGCACGCACGACCTGCAGACTGTCCTGATGATCGCGGCGTTCCGGGGCGAAGGGGTCGAGCCGTGAAAAACTATACGCCACGGTTCCGCCAGCAGCGGGACAGCAACCACGAAACCATATCGGAGGCCCTGCAGTGGCACGGGTGCATCGTCGCCGACCTGGCGGAGGCTGGCGGCGGCGTGCCCGATCTGCTGGTGGGGTATCGGGGTATAATTTTTCTAGTCGAGGTCAAAAGCCCGGTCGGCGTGCTTAGCCCCAAACAACGCGCGTTTTTTGATACGTGGATCGAGTACCCCGCGCTCGTCCTACGCACGGTCGACGATGTTCGACACGTGATGGAGGTACTCCGGGATGCGTACGATCTTACGGCGATTGATTGGGCGGCACTGGTACCGCGTGGACGTCGGCGATAGCGGTCGCTGGATGTTTGTCCGCGAGAAGGGCGACGACGAGGAGGACGAGGTCGTCACGCGTGGCAGCATGCGCAACCCGACCCGGGCCCGGGTCCTCGAGACGATACGGGATGAGTTACTCGCACTACATGAGGAGTTAGGCGATGATTGAGTTCATAGCGGGATGTCTAGTCGGGTTCGTGCTGGCGGTGATCGCGGTGGCCCTGGGTATCGCGTCGACGGTGGGGGCACGCCGATGGAAACCATAATTCTATTCTGGTATCTGACCTGCAGTGGCGGGATGTGCGAGGTCGTACCGCTCGAGCTGAACCGCGAGGCCGTGGCGATCGTGTCATGCGAATCAGGCGACGGGTACAACTACGGAACCTACACAACGCACGCACGGTCGCACACATCCGACGGGGGCCTGTTCCAGTTCAACGACACCACCTACGAGTGGTTGACTGGTCGAACGCACGCAGACACGGACACGTACGCGAACCAGGTCGACGCGTTCCGGCGACTGTGGGACGACGGGCGAGGGTGGCGGCACTGGCGATCGAGTAAGGCCTGCTGGGGTCAGTGGTTGCGCATCGATGACGAGGGGAGGGCGGTGTGGCGATAGATAAGCTGAAAAAATGGCAGCGTCTGACAACAAAATTTTACTGGCGACGATTCTGGAAAAAAATGCGTGTTTCTGATGTTATGCAGCGGGTGCGTAAACAACGAATTGTATTATGGAGGTGGGAATGACACCGAAAATCTATAGCCAGTGGCATAACGCGTTCGTGGCTTGGCTGGGGGATGAGCCAAGGCACGTGTTGGGATACCCTGCTTATTTGGCGCTTCAATGCAAAGATGCCATTGCTGTATTGCGATATTTCGATGGGTATCCTCGTATCGAAGGCGACAATAATTCTGTGACAATTTACGACGCATCGTTGTATTTGCGTATCAATGGTGATTGGCGGTATGTAAGGCCATTGCATGGAGAGTATCCAAGCTGGAGAATGTTTTTCAACTATTGTTGGGCCCAAGGACAACCGTATGGATGCGATATTACGAGAATACCTCACGAAGACGAAATAGCAGCACCTCAGCGATACAAAAACGAGTACGACGATTAACGACGAAGGGGTAGCGGTGTGGCGATGAACGACCAGACACGAGCACACGCGATCGTCGACGCGCACAAGACCGCGACGCAAGCCACCGACCAGCAGCTCGAATTCTCCCGCGTGCTCATTCAGATGCGGGAGCTCTACATCCGCAAGAACGCAGCGTACGGGAATGGCGCGATCGGGTCGACCGGCTTGTACGGTATCGCGGTCCGGATGTCGGACAAGGTGCACCGGCTCTTGACGCTCACGCGATCGGCCAGCACGGACCCTGGCGACGAGTCGATCACGGACACGCTCCTCGACCTGGCGGTGTATGCAGTGATCGGCGTGGTGTATTTACGGGGAAAGTGGGGGACTGATGATTCTTCGATTACTACAAACCATTAGTCAGAAATACAACCATTGGGTCTATTTTGGATGGACCCCGCCCGACCCCGTGGTCGAACGACGTGCCGAAGAGAATGTCCGCAATGCGTACCGGCTGATGTTCATGCGCGGAAGGGGCGACCGATGAAAAATCATCAACGGCGTACAAAAGCGCAAAGAGTGGCGCGACAAATAGCAGCAATACCTTTGATAGAACGCAAAGCAATGCAGTTTAACGCGTCAATGCGTAAAATACAACGAGAATTTGTCAAGTTTTGGATGCCAGTCGTCGACAACCTTGCACGGAATTTGCAAGACATTATGGCGAAGCATGGGAGGCGTTTAAATGATATTGAATGACCGCGAGATCGCAACACTGGCGCATGAGCTGGGGATGATCGCACCATTCGCCGAAGGGGTCGCGCGTCCTGGCGTCATCTCGTACGGCGTGACGTCGTTCGGGTATGACATGCGGGTAGCGGATGAGTGGGTGTGGTTTGGACCTCCCCCAGGTTGGGAGTGCGATCCAAAAAACACAGACATGACGGCTGATACTGATTATTCGGACGTATTCGTGATTGACCCGGGCGAGTTCATCCTGTGCCGATCTGTCGAGACGTTCGCCATTCCCGAGGACGTCGTCGGCATCGTCGTGGGCAAGTCAACGTACGCACGGTGCGGGCTGATCGTGAATTGTACACCGCTGGAGCCGGGTTGGCGCGGTGAATTAACCATCGAACTACACAATGCATCACAGCGCGCCATCAAGGTCTACGCGAATGAGGGTATCGCGCAGGTCATGTTCTTTCGCGGGGAGCGACCCGCGATCACGTACGCCGACAAGCGCGGCAAGTACCAGGGGCAGACGGGCGTGACGCTCCCCAGGGTGACGCGATGACAAACCATAAAACGATTGGAATCATTCCGCAAAAACGCCAACAAGATACGCAATTTCATTTTTTTACGACCGTAACAGATGGCGACATATCGATTGACGTCAGCACAAAGGGTCGTATAAAACTGACCGACGACGGCAAGTGTATAAAGTTCGGATGGTATGACGGGTACTATGAAAGCATGGTCAAGATTGACGACGTGTGGGATGACCCGTACGACGCAGACACCGAATCCGGGCCGTGCGATTCGATTGATTTTGTTGATGACACATCAGACGCGCTGGCGAGTGCGCAACACGACAAGGTCATTGACTGGGTAAAGCAACATCTAATAAAGGGAACGTTGCCACGGGCGACGCAATGAAAGTACTAAACTGTCTCTGCAAACAATGCAGATCGCGACGTGGCAAACATGCGCTGTATCAACAGCAATTCCGCAAGGCACGACGCAAGGCAAACGAGCGACTGCGCCTTGCGTTGGTGTCTCGGTCGTATGACGTTGATATTCCGGAGAAGGCACGAGGAGAGTACGCAGCATGACCTACACACTGCATACCGGTGACTGTCGCGACGTGATGGCGACGCTCCCGGCGGAGTCCGTCGACGCCATCGTTTGCGACCCTCCGTACGGGCTGTCGTTCATGGGCAAGGGCTGGGATCATGGCGTGCCCGGCGTCGACTTTTGGGTCGAGGCGTTGCGCGTGTTGAAACCGGGCGGGCATCTTATCGCCTTTGGTGGTACTCGGACGTATCATCGATTGGCGGTGGCTATCGAGGATGCAGGCTTCGAGGTGCGTGACTGTCTGATGTGGTTATACGGCAGCGGGTTTCCGAAGTCGCTGGATGTGTCGAAGGCGATGGATAAACAGGCGGGGGCGGAGCGAAAAAAACGATGGAAAGCTGTTACGCCACACGGAATGACCGGAGCGTTAGAACATCGTCCGTGGATTGAACGTGCGCAACGTGACGGCGGTATTTTTGTAGACGGCGAGGAGCCGGCCACCGACCTCGCCAAGCAATGGCACGGTTGGGGCACTGCGCTGAAGCCTGCGTATGAACCGGCGATATTGGCGCGCAAGCCTCTACGGGGCACGGTGGCGGACAACGTGGCGCAATGGGGAGTCGGTGGGCTGAACATCGACGGGTGCAGGGTGGCATACGAAGGCAAGGCGCCAACAGGTAGCGGCAATGAGTCCAATGTTGTTGTCTATGGACATTACAAGGGCACAGGCGGTAACGAAACCTCACCACTCGACCGCTGGCCAGCCAACGTCATCCTCGACGAAGAGGCAGCGGCGGCGCTGGATGCGCAGAGCGGGGTCGGCGGCGCGTCTCGATTTTTCTACACGGCGAAGGCGTCGCGGTCGGAGCGCGAAGCGGGGCTCGACGGGGTGGAGGTGAAGCAGGCCGGAGGTATGCAAGGACGCCAAGACGGAAGCCTCGCAGGCACGCCGGTACAACGCGCCAACCATCACCCAACCGTGAAGCCCATCGCCTTGATGCGCTACATGATTCGCCTCGTCGCACCGCGTGGGGCCGTCGTGCTCGACCCGTTCATGGGCTCCGGTTCGACGGGGTGCGCGGCGATGGTTGAGGGGATGAAGTTCGTCGGCATCGACATTACCCCGGAATACGTCGACATCGCACGGCGGCGTCTGGCGTGGTGGTCGTGTTCACTTGACGGCAATGCGATAATAAAAACAGAGGAGGACGACACATGAGCAACGTAATGCCACCGATCCCGAACCCGACGGAACTAAACATCCCCGGCGGCACCTATACGGCGACTCAGACGTTCGTCCAGGTCGACAAGGCGGGCCAGTGGTTCGCAACGTCGATGAGTGGGCACGGTGTCCCCGACAAGCAATTCGGTATACATCTATGGTACCGTAAGTCGCTGGCGGTCGAGTGGCAACTCATCCAGTTCTACAACGATGCGCACGGCAACATCACCGTCATCGGTAATGAATTGTTTTTCATCGTCAACCGTAAAAACGGAACGTCGTTCATGAATAAAATCAGTCGATGGCAGGGTGTCCGATCGTGACGTACGCGTATGCGCTGATGCAGTGGCGGACCGTCGACGAGTTCCGGGCGCACCTGGCCAAGCACGACCCAGGGGTCGCACCGTGGGCGCGTGGCGTCGTCCTCCATCACACCTGGCGACCGTTGCCCGGTCAATGGAACGGGGCCCGCACGATGAACGCGATGTCGAGCCGATACGAGGCGATGGGCTGGCGAGGCGGTCCGCATCTGTTCATCGTCACCGGGTCGCCCCGGGTCGAGAACGACGGCATCTGGCAAATGTGCCCATTGAACCTCCCCGGCATTCACTGCAGCGACCTAAAAGGCAACGCGTCGATGTGGGGCATCGAGGTGGTCGGCGACTACAATGTTCGGCCCTGGCCCGATGACCTGCACACCATGGTACGAGCGACGACCCTGGAACTGATGAAGTGGCGCGGGATCGTGGTATCGGGCGCCACGCTGAAGGGTCACCGCGAATACCCAGCGGCGCGCAAGACGTGCCCCGGGTCCGCGATCAATATGGACACCATCCGAACCGAATTCCGAGCGTACCAGGGATGACGATGACAGAATCACTAGAAACCAAACTGGCCCGGGTGGAAACCAAGCTCGACGCGGTACTGTCGCGACTCGAGAACGGTGACGCGAATTTTAAGGAGTTCGAAAAGCGAATCGCCAACATCGAGAAACAGGTGTACGCCGGGGCGCTGATCATGACCGTGGTGTGGGCCGTGATTCTGTTGTGGATTCGCCAACAGTTAGGAGCGTAACGATGAAACGATGGTACCGCAGCAAAACCGTATGGATTAACGCGCTAACCCTGGCCGCGATGATTCTCGCGACGGTGGCAGCCTGGCCCGAGGTGCAGGAGATCGCGCCCCAAATCGCGTATGCACTGGCGATCGTGAATGTGTTGTTGCGCTTCGTGTCGTCGGAGTCGATCCGGTGACCGATCGCAAGTCGAAACCACGCGCACGGGTTCCGTCCGTGAATCCCCCGACTGAATACTCGATGACCATGGTCGACGAGGTGCGGGATGCGGTCCTGGTGTTGGGAAGTGTACGGCGGGCGCTCGATACCCTGGGGATCGATCGCGGGTCGTGGTATCGGCTGATGGTACGCCAGCCACAACTCGCGGCGGACCTTCGGGCGGTCCAGGAGCAGGCACGCGAGGCCCGCATGTTGTGGCTGACGGGACTGCTCGAGGAGCACATCGAACAGAAAAACCTGACGGCCCTGATATTCGAGATGAAGCGCGTCGATCCCAGCTATCGAGAAAGCTACAATGTCACTACATCCAGCGCTCCAACCGACTACACCATCGACCTCAGTACCGACGATACGCCACAGCTCGCAGACGTCACCCCAGCGCGCATTTTGGGCGAGTGACGCGCGGTTCCGTCTGTTCGTCGGCGGTCGTGGTTCGGGCAAGACCCGGGCCGGCGCGGTCGAGGCGATCCGGCAACCACGCGGAACGACCGGGCTCGTCGTGGCACCGACCTACCCCATGCTACGGCTGGGGGCGATGGAAACTATCCTAAAATTGACCGCGAAGGCAGGCATCGTCACCGCGTGGAATAAATCCGAAATGGAGCTCCGACTGTTGGGTGATCGGCGCATCATATTCCGCAGTGCCGACAACCCGGACCGGTTGCGTGGTGCAAATGCGGGGTGGTTATGGCTCGACGAGGTGGCGATGATGAACGCCGACATCTGGCCCCTCAGTATCGCGACCCTTCGCGAATCCCCGGGTCGGGCCTGGATGACCACGACGCCACGCGGCAAGGATTGGGTGTATCAACTGTTCGACGGCGATCATCGCGACTATGCCACGATACGCAGCAAAACGACCGACAACATATTCCTCGACGACACGTTCGTCGCGACCCTCAAACAGTCGATGACGTCCGAGATGTATCGCCAGGAAGTCGACGGCGAGTTCACCGACCCGGTCGGCAGCATGTTCCGTCGGGAGTGGCTGACGGTCGGCGACACACGACCCCAAAGCGTCCAGTGGTTCCGATATTGGGACCTGGCATCATCGATTCGCCAGAGTGCCGACTATACCGCGAGCGTGCGGGTCTGTCTGCACAATGGCGTCGTATACATCGCCGACGGCATCCGCATAAAGGCCGAATGGCCCGATGTGCGGCGTATCATGATCGAGACGATGAGGTCCGAGACGGACACGGTCCACGGAATCGAAAAAGCACAGCACGGCCTCGCGGCTACCCAGGAATTACGACGGGTGCCCGAACTCGCCGACGTGTCGTTCCGTGGCATCGACGTCAAGGGCGACAAGGGTCAGCGGGCTATGCCGTGGGCGGCGCGAGCTGAACAGGGCGGCGTGCGGATCGTGGCTGGCGCGTGGGTGCGGGACTTTCTCGACGAGGTGGTGGCGTTCCCCAGCGCACCCCACGACGACTATGTCGACGCGGCCAGCGGTGCGGTGGCAATGGTAGCAAAACCGTCTTTCGAATGGAGCTTCAGATGATCACATATCCCAATGGATGGCTCGACAACATGCGCCAGACTGGACGACTGGCGGGCGCTCCTGACGCGTACCGTATGGTACCGATGGTCTATCGTGCGGTCAATCTACGGGCCGATGCCCTGTCGAGTGTACCGTTCGTCCTCCAGCGCAACGGCGAAACGGTCGACTGGCCCTGGACTGCGAACTTTGCGCAACTGATCAAGGACACGGAGCGTAGCCTGTTGGTGTACGGTGCCGCGTATTGGCTGAAGGTCATCAAGGGTCGGACCCTGACCGGATTCGTCGCGCTCAACCCGTCGACGATGACCTACATGTTCAATCCGACCCAGGGCGACATTTTTCAACCGTACAAGGGTATGCAGTGGTACCAGACCGCAAACGGGAAAATGTACGGACCCTGGACGATCGACGACATCGTCTACTTCCGCGAACCGTCATTCGTCGACGACGTCGGGCCGGGCGTGGCGCCAGTGTCGGTCGCACTCACTGATGCACAACTGACTCACTACCTAAACTCGTTCGCGATGGCGTTCTTCCAGGGCGGGGCGCAACCCGTGACGGTGATGAACACCAGCGAATACACCGACCGGGCAACCGCGGAACAATTCGAGGCGAGTGTCAACGCCAAGGCGGCCGGCGGAATCGTCAACGCGTTCAAGTTCCTATTTTTACGGGGCGGCGACGTCAAGATCACGCAGCTCACCCCACCGCTCGACTCATTGCAGATGCCCGAACTATCGGAACGGTCGATCACCGCAATCGCCGCGACCCTCGGGGTGCCGCGTACCATGTTGGAGGCCTCGGCCGCAAACTATGCAACCGCCGACAGCGATCGACAGTCATTTTGGCGCGAGACGATCACACCACGGCTGGCACTATACGAGTCCGTCATTAATACCCAGGTGATGAGCCCGAACAAATACGAGCTGATATTCAAACCCGAGACGCTGGACGTCTTCCAGGTCGACGAGGCGGCGCGCGCGTCCTCATTCCTGGCATATGTGCAGGGTGGCATCCCGGCACGATCCGCGGCGCAACTGTTGGGTATTGATAACCTCGACGAGTACTGGCCACCGGAGCCCGAACAAACCACGACACCCGAGACGGTCACCATCCCCGACGCACCACCGACCGAGGATGCGGGCGTCACGCCAATCGTAGCGACCCCAGATGCAACCGCGAGCAAAACCGCCGGGGAGTGGGCGCTCCTATCAAAAAAAATCGAGCGTCGAATCAAAACCGGTCGTGATCCTCGCACGACATTTGATTCGGCGCATATCACGCCCGACCAGGTGGCGTCGGTGATGTCTCGATGCGTCAAGGGTATGACGGTCGCCGACCTCGAGGACGTCATCAAAGAGGTAAAAGCAACCGTCGACGACTTGACACCCGAAGAGCGGCGATTGTACGAGCGCATCGTCGCCGACATGCAACGCAAGGGCCAGCAGTGGGCGTCAGCGGTGGCAAAAGGTGAGGTGGTCGACCCGACACTCGCGGAAATCATCAAGCCCGCTCTCCAGGTCGAACTCGGGCGCACGATGACCACCGGTATCGATAATCTGGGGGTCAAGTTCGGACCGCAAGTAGACCCCGCGAAGACGGGCGAGTACGTACAGGACTGGCTATCGAATTACGTCCCCGATCGGTCAAAAGAAATCGACGACAACTCCCGCAAAATCCTGCAGCGGGTCGTCGAACAATACCGCGTCACCCCGTCGATGACCAAGGACGACATCGCCTACGCACTGCGTGGGTCGTATGATCAGTCGCGGGCGATGTCAATCGCCATCACCGAAACCACCAGGGCCGCATCGCAGGCGGTCAACTCGTACCGGTCGCACCTCGGGTCGCTGGGATTCAAAACGAATCGCACCTGGGTCACCGACAACGACGACAGGGTGTGCGCGATCTGTGGACCACTGCACCTCGA